CAGGTCCTAGAGTCATTTGACTCCGAGATTGTTCGATAAAACTGAACACTCGATGTGGGATGAGGTATTTAACTAAATCGAATGATATGCTATCACTAGCATTTTTAAGATCGATTGTAGCGATATTACTATCGCTTATCCGAGCCTGGTGCATTTGTGCCAGATTCGTTAAATCGATTCCGTAGTCCAATAAGGACCTCCGGAGGCCTAGTCCAACACGACGTTGGGTCAGGATATTAGCTAATGGTTGTACGCAGATAGGTCTGTCCTTTTGATTATTCTTACGGACAGATGTAAATCTATCTCCTTCAACCATTTGCGTAACGAGGCTAAGCTTGAATTTGAAGATCTCAAAAGCAACATTTCCTCCTCTTTTGGAGAAGGAATGCCACAATTTAAGGTCTACTTTCTTCTTAGACCATCGACGCTTAGTTAACAACCGGCCAAATCTCTTCCTCATTGAGACCTTTAAACCATGATGCCCGTAAACTGTACGGGCCCATAGTTCGAAGTTGTCAGGGGTACAAGTCCAAACCGATCTCATGAGTTTCGATTCGATTGAATTGAAACCATGGGTTGGCTCGAACTCGCTCCCATTTGTAAAACTGACAGTCCCTAAATGGAAATCTTTAAGGATTTCTTTAATGAGGATCTTGGCCTTAGCCCAGTTGAGCTTATACAAGCCGTTTCGCTTGAGATTATTTTGGTCGAACGAGATCCAATCTTCCCACGCTTTTTCACGGCGTGAGTCTGATTTTGACTCGTCCGGATACTCAAGTTTTGCTGAATATCGCTTTTGAGCGATCTCTTCAGCAACCACCATCCTTTCCTTAGAAGGAAAGGTATAGTGAAGTAGAGTATCTCCGAGAGCACTGATCGTGCCTTGGGATCGCATACGTTGGTTTCTCCCATCGTGGTCCTATGCAACATGATGACTCACCTCCAATAAAGGAGCGTGCCCCGCTGTATTAAGCAGCAGGGACGGCAGGTGCCGTGGTCGGATTGAAGCCTTGGAAAACATGCTGGGTGTTCCAGGTACCTACCTGTAACGCCAACGCTGTGATAATCTCAGTTATACGCGTACTACTGGCTAGCGCTCCGGAAACCCGGAGGCGAACCGATATGGCGTCAACTGCATCAACCCCGGTGGCTACCTCTATGGAGTTATTATCATTGTAGATAATCTCCGAGAGATAGTTATCCACCGAAACCCCGTTCAGGGTCTTCTTGGATTGGGTGTTTCGAAACCTGACTGTAAAGTCGGGCTTTGCCGGATCGGCGTAAGTAACGCCATTGGGATCCGTCTTCTTAACTGATAATGGATTAGCAGCCATTCAGGCTACTCCTTATTGAAAGAGCTTCTTAAAAGCTCGGAAAAGGTTAGAAGATAGAGCAACTGAGTCAGCCAATCGTTTCCAATTTAATGTTGGTTCCAATTGGGGGACTAAATTACCCTGACGATTAAACAACGTCCTGTCATAAGACTGTAGAGTTACAGTTCTTAAGACCTGCTCGACTGTCCCATTCAAGTTTAGAGTGGGATTCGAGTCGGGATACGGCAAGGACCAGCATAAAGGCTGAGTCCCTGTCGGATCAATATTACTTGCTGTTACGGAATATGTTCTATTCCAAACAAAAGTATAAGACGTTGTCAAGTTACGACGTATGGCACAGCACGCACCTTCGCTTGATGCAAAATTAAGCGAAAAGCGACGTGTTATGTAGTCGCCAACATCATAAAACCAATCAAATACAAAGGAATATGGTATAAATTCCCAAGCAGTTGAAAGGGGATTGATGCTAACACCTGCCATACGTGAGATGGACTCGGATGTGTATTTACATGTTACCGTAGCAGCGACTGATACGTCCCCAGAGACGTCTACCCGAATATAATGTTCAGGAAGACTACCCGGGTCAAGACTCGTAGGGTTTATCACCCTACGACTCCGATCGCATGTCGTCGCTGTACGATAAAATACCTTTTGTATATCGTTTAAAGAATATACTAGAGGCATAATCATGTATCTATAGGCAAGCCAAGCACTCCCTATGTTCCTTAACGCACGTGAAGACATGCGTAAAAGTCGCTTAGGAGTTATTCGGGCGCCTATTCGTAAATCGGTTAACGGAAATTTGTTAACGAATTTGCGAAACAATTTGTCGCCAGCTTTAGCGATGCTTCGAAACTCACTGACCCCCTGCTTTATTTGGCAAAGATCAGTGAGAGCATCGTAGTCTCTAAAAGATTTAGAGGCTGCTGCAGCGCGAACATCCAACACGGCTTGAGAGATGAGGTTTTCATCTATACCAGAAAAATAGTACAGATTGTTACCTTCATCCTCAAACATACGAACATAATCCCCAACCCAATCATAAGATCCCCATCCGATTTGATGCTCTCTGGCATCACAACCGAATGTGCATCCTGATGTGGGCGTGGGTTTATAGTTCTTACGACGTGAGCAGTACCTGTGAGCTCCCATGAGATACGGAATCCTGACCAGAAAATTCTGGTAGATGGTCTTCGATATGTGGTAATTCGTCATAACGACGCCGTTACCATGAAGTTCCCGCACGCGAGAAGCATTTTCCCAGTTCTCACCAGGAAAATACGACTTCGTACGAATTTCAGCATAAGGTTCATAACTACGGGACATTGGAGATGAAGCATTGCTGTATTGGTATGCAGCTTTGCTCCAATCCGTAGTGCCGGGGTTACAACCATTATAGCCAACCGAACGACCATCCCACGCACCAAGCGTGACAGGTACAACGTTCTCAATAGTGTCATAGGTACTCAAGGTCCACCTCCTATGCAATCGTAACTGATTGCATAATAAACTATCACTTACAATCTGTAAGTGAGGTTTGTGAAGTAATGGACTTATTGGAAATTTCTTTCCATCCATTACTCATTCGGTCCGCCCTGTGATCAATCAAATTATAGAAATTTAATTCTATATGTTTAGTTGATTTAAGGGTGAAAAGCTCGACGCTCGTAATTCTACGACGCGTTCCGCTGAACCGAATCATCTTTAAGCCCACCCTATCCGGATCAGGAAACACTTGATCACAGAGAAAGGGGATGTAGTTCCAATCACAATCAACTACTAAAGTTGAGACTGAAAGGTTCTTCATGTACCCATTCGGGTCAAAAGCAGGCCTATAGACCTTCGAAAAGGTCATACGCTTGCATGGAATTGCCGTCATAACTCTGAAAGAAGCCGTGGTATGTGACCACGATTCCAACAGAAACATGTTTGGTGATTCTTTTGATCCAAAATTCTCTATGTTCATATGTTCCTTTCTCGGACGTATGGGTTTAAGTTTAAAATCCTCATCTTCATGGTAACACACCATGTCAACGAAGAGGTAAAAGAGAGGTTAATCCTCCGCGGT